CCCGGCCCCGGCCATTGGCTGCCGGCCTGACCAAGCCCTCGGCCTCATTTCGGCCCACGTGGTTTAGAGCGAGACTTCGATCGGGTTGGCGGACGCGGTATCCGCCAATCATTAGAAAATACGACATACCGTCAGAGACCTAGAAGTTCAGCACGATTCTACCCGCGAGGTAGATAGCGCGATCCGCGCTAGCGCTCACTAATTTGGGCAGGCCGAGGTAAGCGCTTAGGTAAGCACCATCCCTAATTTCGACGCCTAGGGGGACCGAAATATGGAACGTCATCGTAGTTTTTTGGTGCGCTCACCGGGTTTGCAAAATACTTCAAAGTCGATGACGGAGTGAGTAGATAGGCTCCGACATTCCCAAATTGCTTATCCAGCTTTTGAGTACTCTGAACATCGCCCGGTGCCGCCACCGCAGGCGGCGAGATAAATCGAAGCCGCGACCACTGCTGCTCCCATCATGAGTATTTGGGGACATTTTGCGCGCGTCTTCATCTTCATGGGGAAAAAAATTTTTGCGATGACGTAACCCCTTGCTGCGCTTAGGTGTTCACCCAATTCGGGTTATCTTTGATTCAGCCACTGACGAAAATCTAACGGTTAGTGCTTGACCCTTTTGATCAAACGCACTATCAGTTTTGTCATAACGCGATGTTGCGCCCGGCGCTCCGGACTTTGATCTGAAGCGGCCGGGCTTTTGATTCGTCCCCATGCGACTCCCGTACGGGTCAAACTGTCAGTTGGCAGTAGATGGAAGACGTATGTTGCGGCGCCGGCGTAATCGGGTGCCTTCGAGCCCGTACACCGGGGTTGCGCGTAAGTTCGCGGCCAATCTATGCAGAATGGCGCTGATGAAAAAAGGGGCAGGGACAGAGCGCGACACGACGGCGCGGTGGCGCATTCGTTTTGCGGTGGCATGGTACGATGTTAGCGTCGGAAGATTGACGCTATGGCTTCCCTATATCGACATTGTCGCCACTTATAGCTGACGTGGCTGCTCGCCACAAAAACCACCGGGCGTGAGCCCCGCGATTGATTATCACCGCGATCGAGCCGAGCTCCTCAGCATTCTGCGATTAACGATTCGTCCGATTCAATCTAGTCGCCGAAGACGATGCGGGACGGGAGGAATTTCGCATGAAGCCTTACGCTGTTGGGGTCGGACATCGAATCAGGCAGTTTAGAATGGCAAAAGCGATGAGACAGAAAGATTTAGCGAAGAAGCTTTGCGTGTGCCGCGAGAGCGTCTGGAATTGGGAGAAGGGCAAACTCGCTCCGCGAATCGACTTATGGGAAAAAATTGCTCAGGCGCTCGGTGCGACGGTGGGGGAGATCTTTCTGGAACGGCGTGAATACCTAGCCATTTTGCGCTCAAAAGCGGTGACCAGATCATTGAATATTTTGGAAGATGGCAACTCCTCCGCAGCGCAGGTCAACGCAGTGTACTCGCTCGTGCGCGCGAAAGAGCCGTCAGAAGAAAAAGCCGCGAGCATTCGCGACGAGGAAGTTCGCCAAGATATGAGGGCCGCGCGCGATGAGTTGGTCGCCAAACTCTCTCGCCTCCGAACTCGAGAACCCTAAACATCGGCGAGCAGAATGAACTCTGAGGAAATTAGCGATGCCCGATCTTTCGACGCCGGGAGCGCGAGTCACGGCGATTCCACCTTCACTCGCCGCGCGAGTCGGCCAAGCGGTACGTTACGTTATCTCCGGCGTTACGCCGAGCACTTGGTTCGGGCCGATGCAACCGCTGAAACCTATCGCGCCGGAAGGCACCGCCGGCCGCGCCTTCGATTACCCTGTCGGCTACAACCTTAACTACGGCCCACGCAGCTACGAGCCCGTTAGCTTTGCCGATCTGCATACTCTAGCCGACAATTGTGATCTCTTGCGGCTCGTTATCGAAACACGCAAGGACCAAATCTGCGCACAGGAATGGGACGTTCGACCCCGCAAAAGAGCCGACGGCAAGCAACCCAAGGCCAGTGCATTCGCGAAGGAAATTGCCGCCGCGAGAGACTTTTTCGAGTATCCAGACAAAGAACACCGGCTCTCAACGTGGTTGCGCCAGCTCGCCGAGGAGATGTTTGTCACCGATGCGGCGTCGGTCTATGTGAGGCCGGATCGAAAAGGCCGTGTATATGGCTTCGAAATCATCGACGGTCAAACCATCGTGCCGCGCATCGATTCCCATGGCCGCGCACCGGAACCGCCGGACGTAGCCTACCAGCAGATCTTGCACGGTGTTCCTGCCGGCGATTTCTCTCGCGACGAGCTTTTCTATATGCCGCGCAACAAGCGGCCTGGGCATGTTTATGGCTACTCCCCGGTGGAGCAAGTGATCGTGACAGCCAATACGCTCATCCGCCGATCGCTGCATCAGCTTGCGTACTACACTGACGGAAACGTCGTCGATGCCATGTTCACCGCGCCAACGGGATTTTCGGTGGATCAGATCGAAGCCCTACAACGCTGGTGGGACGCGCAATGCGAGGGCAGTATTCCTGGACGGCGGCATGGCTTGTGGCTGCCCAGTGGTGTGGAAATAAAACAGCCCAAGCAGATCAGCTTGAGCGATCCCTACGACGAACTGCTTGCGCGCATTATCTGCTTCGCATTCTCCATTAGCCCGCAGCCGTTTGTCTCGATGATGAACCGCGCAACGGCGGAGAGCGCGCACGATGCCGCGGTCGAAGAAGGCCTCGTACCTCTGCTCAATTATTTTCGCGATGTATTCCGCACTTTATTCGACCGGATGGGCTGGCGAGACATCGAGATGGTGCCGGTGGATGATCGCGAACCGGATCCAAAAACGGCGGACGATATTGATGTGGCGGACGTGAAAGCTGGAATTCGTACGACAAACGAGGTGCGCACTGCGCGTGGACTTCCGCCTATGCCCGGCGGTGACACGTTGATGACCGCGGTCGCGCGTGGATAGGTCCCTGTGTAGCTCAATTCATCACAGGCAAGACAATAGTGCAGAGAGAATGGTTTTCACAGGTGGCGCGAAGTTTGTCGCGCGGTGCCTTTTAGCGTGTTTCGTGGCGACTTAACTGAGGAGGATGGCTATGGACTTCCGGATTTTCGTGCCGATAACCAAAATCGACGTGGCCAAGCGGCTGGTATTTGGCGCAATCGCCGAAGAAGTGCCCGACAAGGCCGGCGAGATCATGGATTATGCGACGGCAAAGCCGCAATTTGAAGCCTGGTCCAACGAGATCGCAAAAGCGAGTGGCGGCAAGAGCGTGGGAAATCTGCGCGCCATGCACGGTCAGATCGCAGCAGGCAAACTCGAAAATTTGAGCTTCGATGATGGCGCGAAGCGTATCGAAGCATGTGGCAAGGTAGTCGATGACGCGGAGTGGAATAAGGTTCTTGAGGGCGTCTACACCGGCTTCTCTATGGGCGGAAAATACCTGAAGCGATGGAAGGACAACGAGGATCCAACGCTCACTCGCTACACGCCCAAGCCGCTGGAAGTCAGCCTGGTGGACAATCCCTGCATTCCCACTGCGACTTTCGAGGTTGTTAAGGAGGACGGGTCCAAGGAGCTGCGTAAGTTCAAGAAGACCAGCTCGGAGCCCGTCGCCTATGCCGATCCGGGTTACCAGAGCGACGGCAGAAAGCGCTATCCGATCGATACGGAAGCCCATGTCCGCGCCGCGTGGTCATTCATCAACAGAAAAAGAAACGCCGACAAATACCAGCCCGATCAGCTGGCGAAAGTCAAAGCGCGGATCGTTGCGGCGTGGAGAGACAAAATCGATGAAGGAGGGCCGCCAGCTGCCGAGAAAAATGCGAGGCTTACGCGCGAATTATGCAAATTGCTGGGGGAATTGGGGGATATCTCCGCAACCATCCTTACCCTCCGACGGGTGAAGGAGAGCATTCAGGCCGAAGCCGCGATAGAGGATGATGACTCCCCCGCTCAGCAACGCTTGGAATCGATCCTTGACGAGCTCTGCGATTTTCTCGTCGGCGTTGCCGAAGAAGAGGTTGGCGAAAGCGAAAATGGTGACGAAATAGAAATCGCCAGCGACGGCGAGACCGCTGCGGACGATTTCGCCAACAACCTTGCTAGCGTGACCAACGAGCGAGATCAGCTTGTGAAGGCGTTGATGGACCTTCCGGCCAAGCTCGATGCAGCACTCGAGCAGATCCACGCGCAGACTGCGCGGATAGCAGCATTGGAAGCGCAACCCGCGACTGGCGGTGCAGTGAGGAGTTCACGTGCGGTAACGAAATCGGAAGATTCAAGCGGCGTTGCCCAACCGGGAGATCCGTACAAAGTCTTCATGCAGCACCTCGAAACACTCTCCCCCAGCGAGCGGGCACTGGCACTGATGAAGTTCAGTCTCGCGACCCCACTTTCTCGCGCGCCGGAAGCCACGTCGCGCTGAATTTGTCCCAAGATAAGGGACGCCAACAACACTGTGGACAGATAAGTCAACCTAAATCCCGAAAGGATACTCATGAGCAACATCACTCAGGACACGATGACACTGATGAAGGCCGCGCTGAAGAATTCGACGGCCGATCTTGTCAAGGCCGTTAGCACGTCGACGGGCTTAACCTATTACGACCTGCAAGCACCCGCGAAAAATCTGTATCCTACAATCACCAAGCTGCGAAATCGTACGCCGCGGGTCGGACGGCCCACGGGCTACGGCACGCAAGCGAATTGGAAGGTTGTCTCCGCCATAACGGGTTCAGGCTTCGACGCCATGGGCTGGATACCCGAAGGCCAGCGCTCCGGCGCCATGAGTTACACGACCGCCAATGCGAGCGCGCCTTACGTCACAATTGGCGAAGAAGATTATCTCACATTTGAGGCGGAGTCCGCCGCCGAGGGCTTTGAAGATCTGAATGCCACCGTATCCTTGCGCCTCCTGCAGAAGATGATGCGCAAAGAGGAAACCGGTTTGCTCGCGGGCAATGGGAGCGTGGGCGGCATCCCGCTGGGCACGCCTTCGACGCCTTCGCTTTCAGCCTCCGGTTCTGGCGCCACGCTGCCTAGCGCCACTTATTATGTGGTTGTTGTTGCGCTTTCCCCAGAAGGTTGGCTTAACAACAAGGGTAGCGTGGCCAGCGGCTTCACTCCGCAAAAGACCATCACTGGGATGGACGGCTCGACCTATACGCTAAACGGCGGCAATTCGAATAGGTCCGGCGAAACCTCGCAAGGTGTGACGATCGGGCAGACGCTGTTTGCAAGCGTGACGCCTGTCAACGGCGCGGTTGCTTATTGCTGGTTCGTTGGCACCGCTTCCGGAAACGAGACGCTACAAGCCGTCACGACGATAAATTCAGTCGCGTTTGGTGCGCCGCTCGCGTCGGGAACACAGTCGATCTCGACCGTAACAGCAGACTGTTCGCAAAACACGCTGGCATTCTCGGGTTTTCTCATGAACGGTTTTCTTGGCGGCAATGTCATCACGCAGCCGACAGGAACTGCCGGAACGGGCATGCCACTTACCGCTTCTGGACGTGGCTCGATAAACGAGATCGATACGTTGCTCTACACCATGTGGAACAACTATCGACTGGGTCCCACAGTCATTTATGTGAGCGCGCAAGAGCAGAAGAACATCACCAACAAAGTGTTGTCGAACGCGAGTGGACCGTTGTTGCGCTACGATGTCAGCGCAACGCCCGGCCAGCCGTATGCCATAACGGCTGGCGGCCAAATCAGGTATTACTACAATCCTTTTGTGGGGGGCGGCATGGACGATGCTGGCGGCGGCGACATGATCCCCGTGGCGGCTCATCCCGACTTAATGCCGGGCACGATTCTCGCGATCTGCGAGAAGCTGCCGGAATGGTACCAGTCCAACGAGGTGCCCAACACGGCCGAAGTCATCGCACGGCGCGATTATTACCGCGTTGACTGGCCGTTGAGAACCCGTCGTCGCGAATACGGCGTCTATGCGGAGGAAGTGCTCGCTGTCTATGCGCCATTTGCTCTCGGCGTCATCACCAATATCGCTAACGGGTAATCGGCTACCCCAAGCGACGCTGACAGCCCCGGTTGTTGGCGTCCATTAGCTCGAACAACATAGAGAAAGTACCGGATCATGGTGAAATGCATCGCGCCTGGAGCGGCGTCGCATCGTGGTAACAAGATTGAGATTGCGGCGGACGGATCGTGCGAGCTGAGCGAAGAAATGCTCTATGAAATGCGCGCACACGGCTTTCGCGAATGGAATGGGAATAACATATCCGCCGCGGTGGTAGTGCAACCCACGTTACCCAGTGTTGCAACACCAGAAGTCGAAGGCATGTCACGACAAAAATTGATGAGGGCGCTAAAGGGGCTTGTAAAGGGCAACCTGATGCGCTTCAGCACGGACGAGCTGAAGCGCCTCGTTCACCAAAGCCGGAGAACGGAAGCGGATGATAGCAAGCGACCTCTGCCAGCTTAGCGACGTCAAAACGTGGCTCGGTAGAATTGATTCCAACTCTGACCTGCTGCTTTCGACCTTAATCACACGGGCGAGCCGACAAATCCTGTCGTACTTGCAGCGGGGCATCATCTTGCCGCGAGCAATCACGGAACTGCGGGATGGCACCGGTACGCAGAGTCTTATGCTCAGAGCGTGGCCCGTGGTCTCTGTGGTATCACTTGTTGTTGGCAATCAGACAATTCCCCAATCATCCGCTATGACAGGGACGCCGGTGCCGGTTTCCGGCGCGACACCATTATTTGGTCGCACGCGCGCGCCGGGATGGATGCTGGAGGCATGGGACGGCACGCCACCGGGACGCCCGCAACTGCTATCGCTTTCCGGGTTCACTTTTAGTTTTGGCTATCTCGGCGCAGGAAGTTATCAGGACGTGCAGATCGTCTATCAAGCCGGGTATCAAGTGACGAACGAGCTTCAGACCGTGAGTGGGGGGGCTGTCACGGTGATCGCACCTTACGGCGCATGGGCAAGCGACGCCGGTATCACGTACGCAAGCGGCACGGCACTGACAAAAGTCTTCGGCTCACCGGCGACGGGCCAGTACGCGTTGGGGTCAACTCCGGGCAGCTATGTATTCAACGCGGGCGACAATGGCCAGGACGTGCTGGTCAGTTACGGATATGTGCCATCGGATCTGTCGCAGGCGGCCGTAGAACTGGTCTGCGAGATGTACAAATATTCCCAGCGCATCGGTGAAAAACGCCATAGCCTCGGCGGCAACGAGACGGTCTCGTTTGAAACCTCCCGCATGAACCCGCTCATCCAATCGATGTTGCAGCCATACCGCCAGGTCGTGCCGGTTTAAGGTTCGCATTCACGAACAAACGAAGAGCTTTTTTGAGACAGCGCAAATGATCACGGCGAGCTTCGATGCCACTACATTGATTGCCAAACTTCAACAAGCACCGAAGCTCCGCAAGGAAATCGAGAAAACTATCGAGCAAAATGCGCAGGCCGTCGCAGAGCGGGCGCGCGAGAAGGTGTCAGGCGAAGTGCTTCACGAACGGAGCGGCAGATTAAGGGCCGGGATCGCCGTTGCTGTGTCGGGGTTATCGGCGCGCGTGACGAGCGATGCGCTGTATGCACGGATTCAGGAATATGGCGGGCGCAACGAGATGCCCGACATCGTGGCGAACGCAGCGAAAGCCCTCGCCTTCGCCTATCAAGGTAGGCTCGTGTTCGCCAAGAGCGCCGTGGCGCACCCGGTTAACATCCCGCAGCGCAGCTACTTGAGGAGCTCGCTCGCGGAGCAGTCCCAGCTGTTCCTCGATGACCTGCGCAGAAATGTGATTGATAGCCTTACATGAGCGAACCGCAGTTTTCACGGGAGCCGATCTACGCGGCACTCTTTTCGCTTGTCAGTGACGCCGCGCCTTTTGTCACTAAGACCCGGCGGATCAAGGACTACTCCGATGTGGACGCCGCAACGCAACCAGCAATCTTGCAAGTCGAGCTGGGCGAAAAATGGGATGCACCAGCGGGAAAGCCGCCGATTGTGACACTAAACTGTCGGCTGTTTCTTTATTGCGAGAGCAGCGATCCGACGTCGCCGGTTTCGACGCAGCTCAATACACTACTCGACGCGGTGATGAATGCGCTTTCTCCGACGCAGTGGCAGAATTATCGCCAGACGCTCGGTGGTATTGTGAACCACGCGGGCATATCCGGTGACGTGACGATCGCAGAGGGCCTCTCGGGTCAATCGGAAGCCATCCTGCCGATCGAAATCCTGGTGAACGGCTGAGCTTCCTCACCGGGCTCTCTCGCGGAGACGAGAGGGATCCCCACTACTTTCCTAGGAGACGAACACAATGCAGCTCAATTTCGGCGTTGGAACGGCTATCGGCAAGCGCACCGATATCGCCAATGCAAAGCCTTCTTTCATGGGCGTGCTGCAGGATCTCGAAATAGATATTGCGGTTACGCTGAAGGAGCTCGTGGGCGCCTACAAGATGCCCGTCGATGTGGCGCCTTCCAGCATGAAGGTTACTGGGAAAGCCAAATTTGCGCGCATCCAGGGTGCGAGCGTCAACAATCTTCTGCTTGGTCAGACGGAAACCGATAACGCCGGGATCGATATGGCGCTCGCGGAAGCATTTAATGTGCCGGCGACAACGCCATTTTCCTACACGACGGCGAACGCTTCAAAATTCATCGAAGACCTTGGTGTTTTCTATGCCGGCGGCATTCAGCTGCAGCCAGTCACCGCGGCGCCAAGCCAGGGTCAATATTCAGTGAGTGCCGGCACCTATAATTTTGCTTCGAGCGACGCCGGCGCGGCGATGGTAGTTTATTACTCTTACAGCGCGGCAACGTTGGTTCAGCTCTCGCTCGCCAATCAGCTCATGGGTGCCGGCCCCGTGTTCGAGCTTGTCGCCAAACAGGATTATTTCGTGCAAGGCGTCGAGAAGAAGCTGATCTTGAAACTCAACGCATGCCGCGCCTCGAAATGGACAATGCCGTTCAAGAACACAGATTATACGATCCAGGATTTTGAACTAACAGCCTTTGCCGACGCCAACAACAATTGGGGCACGTTCGCGTTCTCCGAATGAATGACATTCCGGATGTTGCGTAAAACCTGTGAGTTGCGGGTACGTTCGTCAAAATGTTGAGCGATCCTGAAATCATTGTCGCGAAGCGGTCGTGGCCTGTGCCATTGCTTGCGCCTCGGCAAAATCGCATCGTGGTTCCGCTGCTGCTCTCCGGCAAACGCGACTACGAGTCGCTTCTGGCATTAACTTACGCTGCACTCTCCCGCGCACACGCGTGGCTGAGCTACGCCGAGTTTGAGGATTGGCCCGTCCCCTACTGCGAATTGATCGGCGCCGTTCCTGTTATCGCGACGCAAACTGGGTTGCTGAGCGAAGGGCCGTCGCATGCTTCAGAGCGTTCGGCAGGCGCGCGCACCGGTCCCGATTGGGATTTGATCATCGCACAGTTCGTCAACTTCCTGCCAGGGACGACTCCGGATTATTGGGAAGATGCGCTCACCGTCCCGCGTCTCGATGCTATGTACGAAACCTGGCGGTTGTATCCTCCAGTTGCGGTACTGGTTGCAGGCTACTTTGGCTATAAGCCCAGACCCCGCGCCCTGGAAGCCGTGCAGGAATTGTTGCGTCTCTTTCCGAGCGGACGGCTGAAATTGGAATAATGACGCGTTCTCTTTCCTCTGCTGAAGGAGAAAGAAACGCGCGCAGCAGCGGTACCAACACGAAAGGGAATCGATGTCCGACCAGACGATTACGCTTGCCGGGAAGCATTGGCCGGTACCTACACTTGCGCCGAGGCAAAACCGTACCGTCGTTCCGGCGCTCCTCGAGGTGATCCCAAAAATCATCCATGCGCGCGGCGATGCTAGCGATGTAACCGGATTCGCCCAGCTTGCCCGGTATCTGGATACGCAAACCTATGATCGCATTACGGAGATCGCCTTCATGGCGCTCACCCGCGCCCATCCGGCCCTCACTCGCGCGGAGTTCGACGATATGTCAGTTGACACTGCCGAGCTTCTTGGTGCCCTGAACCCAATCGCGCGTGCCGCCGGACTTTATCGCGAGTAGGAGCTTGACCAAATGGACGATACGATTTCGGTTTCGATCACAGGCGATTCCTCGGACCTCGAAGCTGCCATGGAACGCGCCGTGGAAGCGATCGGGAAAGCATCGGAAGCAGTCAGCGCCGACTGGAGTGAGGCAAGCAAGGCTTACGAAGTAGAGCTGGACAAGCGCATCAGCTTCGACCGGCGGACTGCCGAACAGTCGCGGCGTATCGCTGAAGGGGCGGCAGAGGAAGAAGCACAAGCATGGCGGCATAGTAACAGCGCTATTCTCGCTGCGGAGGACAGTTTCGTGCGCGATTTATTCACGAAGCGCCAAACGCTTGGGGAAGATCTCGTCCAAACCGCCGGACGTTTTCTGGAAAAGGAGCTTTCGGCCGATCTGAAGTATTGGACTGAACGCAGGCTTCTCGCCCTTGAGGGTGTTACCTCGGAAAAAGAAACCGAGGAGGGTGGCGTCCTTATGCACGGGATCATGAACCTCTCCAAGACAACCTCGACGCAGGCCAGTCAGTCGGCGCAAACGGGAGCCGTTATCGCTGGTGTAGCAGCACGTAAGTCTGCAGAGACGGCCGGCACCGCAGCTTCAGGAGTCGAGGGCATAGCGGCAGCCGCGGCTCAAATAAGTAACGATGCGCACATTGCTGCCGCCAACACATATGCGGCGGTGTCTCAGATTCCGGTCGTCGGGCCTTTTCTCGCGCCGGCGGCGGCTGCGACGGCATTCGGCGCCGTCATGGCCTTCGACGCGCTGACAAGCCTTGATGTTGGCGCCTGGGAAATCCCGCAGAACATGCCGGCATTCTTGCACAAGGGCGAAATGGTCGTGCCGGAGAATTTTGCCAACGGCTTGCGCGGCGCGGGCAACAATATTTCCAACGGCGGCGACACGACAAACAACCACGTCAACTATTCGCCGACGATCAATCTCGCCAATCCGCAGACGTGGCAATCGCTGTTGCGCGGCCACGCCAGCGATATCGTGAGCGCCATAAGCAACGGCTATCGCTACGGTATGCCGCAGCGCCCCAGCATGGCGACGGTTTAAGAGCCATGTTGTACCTGACCTATCCCAGCGCCCTACCGGGCAATCCGGGCTATCTGCACGGCTTGTCAGCGCGGGTGAAAAAGACGCCCAGGTTTTCGGTCGACGTGCAGACCGCGACGAATGGCGCGGAAGCCCGCATCGGCTACTGGACGGAGCCTTTGTGGCAGTGGGAAATTTCCTATGCCGTGCTGCGCGACGGCTTCCGCTACGGCAACAACTTCGACGAATTGCGCAAGATCGTCGGCATGTTTTTGGCCTGCAACGGCTCGCTGACAGGTTTCCAATTCAAAGACCCGGACGACAACAACGTGTTTCGCCAGTCGTTCGGCACCACGCTCAGCGGTATCACGGTCTACACGCTCAGCCGCACTTACGGGCAGAACGATCAGGCGCTCGGGCTCATCGGAACGGAGGCCATCGGTTTTCTCGACACGCTAGCGGCGTCGTTCAATCTCTATATCGATGACTCTGCCACGCCGGTTTCGGTTTCCGATCCGACTTACGGTTATAGGCTTTCGACATCGACGCCGAAACTGCAACAGCTCATCTTCAATTCGGCGCCACCTGCCGGGCACACTCTCTCCTGCGACATGGCCTACAACTACTACGTTCGCTTCGAGACAGACTCGATGGAGTTCGACAAGTTCATGGCGCAGTTGTGGGAATTGAAAAAGGTCACACTGGCATCGCTCCGTGCCGGATCTTAGCGTCCGGATCGTTCGCGCAAAGCATCGTTCCGCGACCCTTTCTGAAAACGAAAGCCTCAATAAATGCGCAGTGCATCCGGCTCTTTGCAGACGTTCCTTGCCTCGCGCCCCGGTGCGTGTTGGGTTCGGCATTGCTATACCATCGCGCTTAACGACGGCACGACGTTCCTCAACTGGACGGATTTCGACTACCAACTGATTATCAGCGGCACGACCTATTATCCGGCCGCGCTCAAGCACAAGCGCATGAGCATGCGCCACACGGTGGAAATTCCCGAGCTTGAGTTTTCGCTGTTCGCGCCCGACACGCTGACGGTCAAGGCCATGAACATCAAGGCCACACTGCACAACGGTCTGTTCGACGGCGCGCGGGTGTCGTTCTCCCGGCTATGGATGAAAACGCCGGGCGATGCCTCGCTCGGTGTGGTGCTGATGTTCGATGGCCGTGTGTCACAGACGCGGGTGACCGCGATTGGCATCAACTTCACCGCCAAGGGCGACAATGTGCTGATGAACCAGCAGGCGCCGCGCAGCCTTTATCAGACCACCTGCACCCACACTTTCTGCGATTCCGGCTGCGCGCTTTCGGCTGCGAACTACACGCAGAGTTTTTCGCTCGGGCCAGGCGGCATCACAACCACGTTCCTGCCTTGGGCGAGTGCGCCGGGCACGCCGTCGCTCTTTACACTCGGCACCCTCACCTTCACCTCTGGTGTCTGCAATGGACAGACACGCACGATTACGAATTCCAGTGCTAGCGGCCTGACGCTGGTCTACCCGCTTTATGGAACGCCGTCTGCCGGCGACACGTTCACCGCTTTGATGGGTTGCGCCCGCACGCTTTACGCCTGCCAGCATCATACCGACAGGAGCAGCAATCCCATCAATAACCAGCAGGCCTTCACGGGCAAGCCGTTCATTCCGCAAAACGAATTGGGCGCGTGATGGACCAGGAGCGCGCCAAAGTGATCGCGGAAGCGCGAAGCTGGCTCGGCACGCCATTCCGCGATTGCGCCGATGTGAAAGGCGCAGGTGTCGATTGCGCGATGCTCCTGGTCCATTGCTTCGTCGATACCGGCATGATCGCGCCGTTCGACCCGCGTCCCTACCCGTCGCAATGGCATTTGCATCGCGGCGAGGAACGGTTTCTTTCCATCATCGGCCGGCTGGGAACGGAAGTATCCCGCGAGCCCATTCCCGGTGATGTAATCGTCTATCAGTTCGGCCGTTGCTACGCGCACGGCGCACTGGTGGTCGACCGCGAAAGCGTCATTCACGCGTATTCTCTGGACAGACAGGTCGCCCAGACATGGATGCGCGACCCACGCCTCTCGCAGTTACCGAACGGTCGGCCGAGACCGAAGAAGATTTTCGATTGCTGGGCCGCTCCCGACTCGGCGTCGATCCTGCCCGTTTTGGGAAGTGCATAAAATGGGCGCGATCTTCGGCAGCGGCAGCACGAATGCCAAATCGCAGACGGTGTACGCCGAGCTGCAAGTGCAGACGAGCGCACAAGGCATTCCCATTGCGATCTTCTGGGGCACGCAGCGGCTTGTTTTCAACCTCATCTGGTACGGCAATTTCCAGAGCCACCAGCAGTCCGGCAAAGGCGGCGGCGGCAAAGGCGGCGCGAAGGGCGGAGGCACCTACACCTACACGACGGCCTTCATGGGCGGTTTGTGTGAAGGTCCGCTCTACAACATCAACGCGGGCTTTCCTTCGATCTGGACCAGCCCGACCTATGTCGGATTTGTCTGGCACGACCAGGCGCAGCTTACGAACCTGTCCAAGCTCAACGCTTTTGTGGAAGGTGGCGCGGCCGACCAGTCGACGTGGCCGTGGTTGTCGAGCAATTTCCCGAGCCAGGCGCTGCCCTATTCTTCGCTCGCCTACGTCGCAAGCAGCTACTATAACCTCGGCTATTCGCCGTCGCTGCCCAATCACGGCTTCGAATGCTTCGGCACCTTCTGCGGCTCTTACGAGCGCCCGGTCACCCAATTCGACATTTCGTCGGGCACCGAAAGCAACCTGCAAAGCAATCCGATCGGCAGCGGCGCGGTCTACAGCGACGGAACGCATCAATACACTTATCTGAACACGATTACCGCGCCGGGTGGGCTGGCGCTTCTGTTGACGCCACAGGTTTCGCGTTCGGGATCGGGCACGCTGACACTGGTCAGCGGCATGGGACAATCCTCGATCAACTTCACGGACTCAAGCGGCGTCACCGCGCCTGTGTTCGACGCCAATCCGGCCGACATCATTTATGACTTCCTAACCAATCCGCAGTATTCCATCGGTCTGTCGCCGTCACAGATCGACGCCACATCGCTTTCGGCCTACAAGACCTATTGCCAGTCGCAAGGCATTTTCCTTTCGCCGTTGCTCGACACGCAGGAACAGGTGTCGAGCATCATCGACCGCTGGGCCTCACTGACGAACACGCTCATCTTTTGGTCAAGCGGCGTTCTCAAATTCGTGCCGCTGGGCGATACCGCGCTGACGAACTCGGGGATCTCCAACGGGCCGAACTACAACTCCGGCATTGCGGCAGCATACACCTACACGCCCAATCTGACGGTTCAATACCACCTCGGCTACGGTGATTTTCTCGACGGTGGCAAGGCGCAGCGCAGCGGCGCTCCGCATCCGCCCCTGCAGGTGACGCGCATTGACCCGGCGGATGCACCGAACCACGTCAAGCTTGAGATCAAGGACCGCGGCAACGCCTATAACGCCGCAACAGTAGAATGGCAGGACCAGGGACTTGTCGATCTTTACGGGCAGATCAACGCACCGGTCACACAGGCACACGAAATTACCGACCAGATCATCGCAGCAACAGTTGCGCAGCTTGTCGGCCAACGCCTTGGCTATGTTCGCAACACGTATGCGTTCACGCTCGGCCACTGGGCCTCGCTTCTGGAACCGGGCGACCTTCTCACGCTGACCGACCCGCATCTCGGCACCTCGAATCAGCCCGTGCGCATCAAGACCGTCGACGAGGACGAGAACTTCAATCTCGCCATTGTGGCGGAAGAATTTCCAGGTTCGCTCGGCACGGCCTCGACACCGACCGAGATGCTGGCGCAAACCAATGGCGGCAGCGGCGGGAATTACAACGCCGGCGCCGATCCCGGCAACGTCAACCCCCCGACTGTATTCGAGCCTCCGACAGCCCTCACGGGAGGCGTGCCGCAACTTTGGATATCAGCAAGTGGCGGCCCGAATTATGGCGGCTCCATTGTCATTGTCAGTTTCGACGGCACTACCTATTCGCAGATCGGCACGCTTTATGCGCCCACGCAACAGGGCACGCTATATGCCGATTTTCCGTCTTACGGCGGAGGCGCGGGCGGGGCGGATTCGACGCACCCGCTGAGCGTCGATCTCACGGAATCGCACGGCGTGTTGCCGTCGAACGCGGGCAGCGGCGATGCGGACGCCTACCGCACGCTATGCTGGCTGACGCCAAGCTTCACGACCACCATCCCCAGCGCGGGCGAACTGGTTGCCTATGGTGCGGTTGCGCAAGGCGGCATGGCCAATCAATTCCAACTTGGCTGTTCAACCACGTATCCGACCGCCTATGTCCGCCGCGGGCTTTACGGCACATCCTCGCCGGATCATCCCATCGGCTCGTTCTTCACGCGCATCAACCTGAATCAGCAAGGCGCGCTCAGCAATTCGCTGCTCGCGTATAACCTGCCTGCGGCTTACATCGGCAAGACGATCTATCTGAAATTCCTGAGCTTCAACAGCTTTGGCAACAACCTGCAAGATCCCGCCTTCGTAACAGCCTATCAGTATTCGCCGACGGGCTCGGGTTATGGTGGCGGCTCTGGCGGCGTGGCCACACAGCCGACAGGCTTGACCGCAACCGGCATTCCGGGCGGCGTGTTCACGGGCTGGAACACCAATCCATCGAGCGACAACGTAACGTCGTACACGCTTTCTCGCGCCACATCATCGGGTGGTCCGTATACGGCCGTTTGGACGGGTAGTGCCACCGGGTTCACCGATCACGGCGTCACCGGCGGCACAACCTATTACTACGAAGTCAAAGCCAACAACGCGGCTGGTTCCTCAACCGCCAGCGCCTACGCCTCGGCAACGCCGAGCTAACGCCGAACCGCTTTCGGTCACCTCGACCTAACATCGGACGCTCTCCATGATCCTGATGCTCGCGCCCGTCGCGAACAAATCCTTCGCGTCTCTGCCGTCTGGCTCGACTTACACGTCGGATGCCAATGGGCTGATCTACGTGACGAACGGGTCGGTAGCAGATCAGCTCGCGCTTGTTTCGTCGGGTTGCGCAACGCTTACCCCCATTCCCGGCGGCATTTTTTCGACTCAGACGGGGACATCCTATACTGCGCAGTTGTCCGACCAGGGCAACATCCTAGAGTTTACAAACTCAAGCCCGATTACGGTTTATCTGCCTGCCGGGATGCCTGCGGGCTACACGCTGCAACTTCTGCAAGGAGGTACAGGCCAGATTACGGCTTCCGCCGCGATTTACGCCACTGTCGTTTCGCCGAACACGCCCAGCACGCTCGCGCAATATGGGACGCTCTTCTGCGTTAGCGTGGGCAGCAATAGCTGGATTGTCATCGCTTCACCCGTGCAAAGCAACGGGTTTGTCGGCGCGGCGTCTCTCGCGAGCCTTTACACGCAAGATACGTCGGTACACTACCCCCAATACACAGTCGCCTACGTCATCGCGGATGGTACGTCGAGCAACAACGGCACGTGGCTCAAGACGGGGACTGGCAATGGCTCGGGCAACTGGACACAGGAATCAACGCTTAGCCTGCAAACACTGAATGCCCTGATTACCACGAACACGGCAAATATCGCCGCGATCCTCGGCACGTCAGGAAGCTTGTTCGATAACACGAGTCAGCGCTATTACCAGGGCAAGAGTGTTATTGGCGGTATCGTCGACGCGGCGAAGCGTCTTTTGCTGGGCGCTTTTTCAGACGGCTCAATCACGATCCCCAAGCTGTGGATCGGCGCGTATCAAGGGACAAGCCTTCCCTTTTCTGCACAAGGTGACACCTTCAACGCTTCTGCAGTTCGCTACGTCCATCAGCGCCCGGTGATTGCAGGACTCGCCGACGCGGGCAATCGTTTTGGCTGGGCCATGACAGCGGACGGTTCTGTCGTTATCCCAAAGTTGGGCCCTACAGGCGGGGTTATTCCTCTTTGGCGGGTTGCCTGTTACGGCGACAGTCTGACATCCGGCGCGTTCGCATCGGCAGGCAAAGATTATCCGACGCAGCTCGGAACTTTGTTGGGGCGAACCGTCTATAATCTCGGCATCGGCGGCCAGACATCGACGCAAATCGCCGGACGTGCCGGGGCCTGCTATACGTTGACCGTTTCCGGTAACCAGATTTCGTCGGGCTCGAACAACGTCACCGCCATCAACGGTGTTGCGATCTCGAACACGCCGTCGAACCCGGCCTACCAATTTCTCTCTGGTTCACCGTCCAGCTTTGACTCGACGGCGCGAAGCTACACTGGAACGCTCGGTTCGGTTCACGGCGCGCTGTTGCGCACCACGCCTAGTAGCGTCGATACATACACTTTCGTCCCCGATCCCGGCTCAACGCTGCCCGCGAATTGCCCTGCTGGAACGCCGTTCGTGATCGACCTTTTTGTCGGCAACTCGAACGGACCAGCGACAGACAACATGATAAACGTGTTCTGGCTCGGCCGGAACGATTACTCATCCGGCAGCGAAGTTCAAACAGCGATCTCGCAATGTATCGCGCGTCTTTCGACGGCATCGAAACGTTTCATCGTGCTTTCCGTGCTGAACGGCGAAGCGGAGCTATCAGGCAGTTCCAATTACAACCTGATTATCGCGCTTAACGCGGCCCTTCAGCAGACCTACCCCTTCAACTTTCTCGACGTGCGCCGATTGCTGGTCGACA